GTAGGCATCAGGATTGATGACAAACATTGAGTTGTCGCCTGTGCCATTCTTGTAAGCATCGACATACATATTTAAGCCCGCAACATTTCCGACGAGCGATGTCGGTGTGACATTTCCGCCCGCGTTTTGTGGAGCAATTGCATTGTAAATTGGGCGACCGTTGTCGGAATAACCCATGATGTTTGCCCATTGATCGGGTGATACGACCAAGCTGCGAGCAAATCCTTTAGTTGCCGAATAAACGGCAGCTGCGCCGCTTGCTGCGTAAGCAAGCAAACCATCTTTGTCATTTGCACGCGCTGTTGCGTTCAATGCGCCGTTTGCAACCAAAACATCGTTTGCATATTCGGTTGTCGCCTTTGAATACGCTTGCTCCATGGTTAAAAGCAACTCGTTCAGAAAGACGGGCGAGCTGCGGTCTAGGAGCTCCACAGAAAATGTCTGAGAGCCGCTGAACTTTTTGACACTCACAGAAATGAACTCAGAATTGACATTCACATCGGCAACCACTCCGCCTTCGGCTTCTTCGGTTACTGATGGGAGCTGAGTAATCTTTGGAATTTCAAAGGTAAGCCCTGCATCAGGTAAAACTCCACGGCTGAGTGCATCAATGCAACCGCGAACATTTGTTCCAAGCGGATTCCAAACTTCTGTCAATTGACGGGTCGGGAACATTGCTGGATTGTTTGTGGCGTCATCTGCGGCTTTTACATAAAGCTTCGCATCTTCATCGCCCATTGCTGCACGGATTGTGTTCTCAAGATACTTGATCTTCGTGAGTTCAATTCGTGGAGCTGTGTAAAACTTCGGCTGGCTTGCAGCCGCGTTTAGAGATTGAGCAGCTTCCACCGTTTCGGCGGGTGCTGCCTGCTCTGTGACGGTGTTTTCCACTTCGTCTCCTTTTTCTTCGGGTTTTCCAGAATCGATCGATTCGGAATCTTCATCATCATCTTTCTTTTTGTCGTCATCGTATGACGCGGCGACATCGCTGACCCTTGCACTATCGATGGCGGGTTCAGCGACCAAGCTGACTTCATCGAGCTTGCCAGCTGATACAACGAGCACGCCGTCTTTGTTATCCCACGCATCAACGGAAATGCCGACGCTAAAACCGTCGCGCAATTGTGTCTGCGCTTCTTCAAGTGCATCTGATCCCGCTGTTGTGTTTGCGATTTTGAATTTTGCATCGATGCCTTGTGGCGTTTCTGTCATTTCAATCACGCGACCAATTGGGCGCGTGCGATCGTGCTCCAAAAGTAGTTTGACATTCTTTGGCGCAATTGATCCAGCTTTGAACATTGTGCGCCCTGCGCTTGTGTTGCCTTCTTCATTCCAAGTCACAATGCGTCCGGAAATTATGCGGCGCTCAGAATCGGCAGCCGTTAGCGAAATTGGAATCGATAGTTTCATCGGATCAAATCCTCTTCTTCTCTGATTTCATCGATTGACATTGCGCCAATTCGATTAAGTATTTCATAGACTTCGGCGCGCTCTTTCGCTGATCCGCGTAAGTAATCGTCTAAGTCATAACGCACGGTCTGTCCCGCTGGCGTGTAATCGGGCATTGATAACCGCGTTTCAATTGCGCGTGCAAAATTGCGCAATGAAAAATCAAAAAGCGATTGGCGTGCCAATGTCGCGTTCGAATATGTCATCGATGATCCGCTGTTTGCGTCTGCGTAATATGCCGGCAAACCAATCGCGCGGCAGAGCTCCGTCGAAACTTGCTCGCGGGCTTCATTGAGCTGTAACGATTTGGGATCGTAGCCCACAGATTGCAATTCGATGTCAGCGTTCAAGAATGCTGTGCTGCGCGTTGCACGCGATGTTTTCCAACTGTCTAAAAGTGCGCGAATGCGATCCGCGGGAAGAGCTGTGCCAGACGATTTCAAAACCATTGTCGGATAAGGCTCTTGCGCGTATATGGTGGCAGCCTTTTCGAGCGCGAATGCGGCTTTGATTGTTCGTCCAGCACGATTGAGCAAGCCCTCATCGATTCCATTGAAAACAGCTAGTGATCCGACACCTTGTGTGGGCACAGCCATTCCATCGACGCGATAGCCTGTGATTTCTGTGCCCATCGCATTTGTAATGATCTGAACGCGATCGGGCGAAATTCTTTGAGTGTCACGAATGCGACCCGTGTCTGCGTAAAGCTCCATAATCTGCAAATAGGCGACGCCGTAGAAAAGCAAATCCTCAACAATGAAACTATAAGCCGAATACCCTGTGACGCGCCGATCAGGTTGATTAATAATTTTCGGCGGATAAATTTCTTGCCCTGTGGATTCATCAATTATGTGAAGTGGGATCGAAGCAATGCTGGCGCATATGATGTTGCGAGCGCGTGCAATTGTCGGCACAGCCATCGCCTCATCGCGCGTGGCGGTTGCAGGCGTAAGCAAATAGCTGGACAAGCTGTTCATCGTGTTAAGCGGCGCAAGCGCAGCTGCAACATCGACAGCGGTTTCAGGTTTGACCGCGCCAAGTGTGGGCGCGCCAACTAACCAATCGCGAATTGCCATGCGCAAATTCTCCCGCGCTGTGGAGCACTAACCGACGAGAATGTCAATCTCTGTCGATGGGCGTGTCGCGAAATGGCTAACGAGAGCTGTGGCGACGCAAGCCGTGACGGTGGATTGAGAAGCCCGTCTGCCGATCACCCACCCTGTATCGCCCATTCTAAGTCGGGCAGCTGACAAAACTTGCGATGTTAATTCAGGTTGATTGGCGTGACGCAACCTGCGCGATGTAATCGCACCTAAAAGCTCGTCGCACGCTTGCGCGTAGATCGCGCCATCGATGTCGGTGATGGATATGCCCGCAGGCTGCAAACGCATTGCTGATGCCGCAGCTGTGCGCCGACTAAACGCCACAGTTTCGGTCGCATATTTTCGGGCATAGGTCGCCACATCATTTGCCACAGCTCGATCATCAAGTGCAATAGGATTCGTCCAAGTGTGAAGCAAACGCACCTGAAAGCGATCCTCAGACATTTTCTGAGCTCCGACAAGAGCTGCAGACCTACGATCAGGCGAGAAATCTAAGCCAAGCCAAGTCGGTGCAAGCGGATCAAGTTGCAGATCATCTTCGCCGCATTCATTCCACGCATCTTGTGGGATTGCGCTGGAAATTGTTGCAACCCACCTGCACAAAACTTCCGTGCGCACAACATCGGGCGGATCATTGAGCACGGCGCGAATATTGTCCTCATGCACCGTGTATCCAAGCGCGGGATTTGCAGCCTTCCAATTTTCAGGATCATTGATGTCATCGGTTGCCGCCGACCATTCAAAGTAACCGATGTCATCAGCTGCGCCGCTGGCAGCTGCCATGCCGCGTTCCCTAAGCTGATTCAAAACGACAGAATGCTGATCGCCCGCATTCGACAGCCCAATTACCATCGGATTTTTCGACGCCATCGCGGTATAACGCAAGCTGGCGAAACTGTCAAGGTCTTTCATCTCGCGTAGCTCATCAAGGAAAATCGTTTCGGGTCGTGAAATTCCGCGAGCCGCCGCGCCGCCAGCTTTTACCATGTAGCGATTGCCATTGAGCAGCTCGATTTCCTCTGATCCATGTGCCCACCTGATCCGTTTGACCTGAGAGCTCAAAACCGCATTGGCTTCGATGATGGAAACCATGTGGCGGAAAGTTTCCAGCGATGTTGTAAGTCGATGAGCTGTGCCGATTTGCAACGGCTCATTCCACACAAACAAACCCGTCAATGCCCGCATGATCTGGAATGTTGTCTTTCCCGATTGACGCGCAACCACGACGCAAATCTGAGAGTTCAACCACCGACCATCGGGCTTGACGCGATGGCTCTCCATTGCGAGCCATTCCTGCCACGGCATCAGCTTCATTCCGATGCTGCGAGCAAATTCGATCATCTCTGTGCCTTTTGATGGCAATTCTGATGGCTTTGACGCGATTCTAGGCGTCGTTGAGCCTATAAGTGAGCCTGTGGCTGGATAAATTCCCGATTCAACCCGATTCGAGCATGTAACAGCCTTCAAATGGCTTTTTTGAGCCTTTTTAGCCTTAGTCATG